CTGTTCACCTATGCAGGTCTTCGTCAGGTAGTTGATAAGTATTTGGTGCAAGACCGCAGTGGTGGTGGAGTATATGAAACTCCACAGTTCATGTATATGATGATTGCTCTGACTATCTTTGCAGAGTATCCAAAAGAAACACGTCTCTCATACGTCAAAAGGTATTATGACGCAATCAGCAAGCACAAAATCAACATCCCAACACCAATCATGGCAGGAGTGCGAACACCTCTCAGGCAATTTGCATCTTGTGTTCTCGTTGATGTTGATGACTCCCTCGATAGTATCTTTAGTAGCGATATGGCTATTGGCAGGTATGTCGCACAAAGGGCTGGTATCGGTATCAACGCAGGCCGAATCCGTGGCATCAACGCTAAAATTAGAGGCGGTGAAGTCCAGCACACTGGTGTTGTACCATTTCTCAAAAAGTTTGAAGCGACTGTCCGGTGCTGTACGCAAAATGGCATACGAGGAGGAAGCGCGACGGTCCACTTCCCAATCTGGCACCAAGAAATCCAAGACATTTTAGTTCTCAAGAATAACAAAGGAACTGAGGATAATCGTGTCCGCAAATTGGACTACTCAATTCAAATTAGTAAGTTGTTCTATGAAAGATTTATCCAAGATAGTGAGATTACGCTTTTCTCGCCGCATGATGTTCCTGGACTTTATGATGCTTTTGGAACAGACAAGTTTGACGATTTATACGTTGAATATGAGAACAATTCGTCCATTCCGTCGAAAACTATCAAGGCACAAGAACTCATTCTTAGTCTCCTCAAAGAACGTGCTGAGACGGGTCGTATCTACATTATGAATATCGATCATTGCAATTCTCACTCATCCTTTAAGGATAAAGTTGAGATGAGCAATCTGTGTCAAGAAATCACTCTTCCCACATATCCTCTTCAACACATTGATGATCCTACTGGTGAGATTGCTCTTTGTATTCTCTCTGCAATTAATGTTGGTAAAGTAAAGTCGGATGAAGAATTGGAAGATCTTTGTGATCTTTCTGTTCGTGGATTGGAAGAGTTGATTGACTATCAGAAATACCCAGTTATTGCTGCAGAAATCTGCACCAAGGCACGTCGTTCTCTTGGTGTAGGGTTTATTGGTCTAGCTCACTATCTTGCTAAACTTGGATTTAAGTATGATTCTCAAGGAGCATGGGATGCAGTTCATGGACTTTCTGAATCATTCCAGTATTATCTTCTGAAAGCATCTAATCAACTTGCTAAAGAAAAGGGACATTGTGAATACTTTGGACGTACTAAGTATTCTGATGGCATTCTTCCAATTGATACTTATAAGAAGGATATGGATGAGGTCTCCTCTATCCCTCTCCAGCACGACTGGGAAGCACTCAGAGCATCCATTTTAGAGTATGGTCTCAGACACTCCACCCTATCCGCACAAATGCCCTCAGAGAGCAGTTCTGTCGTCTCCAACGCAACTAATGGCATCGAACCACCCAGAGGGTTCCTTTCGATTAAAAAGTCTAAGAAAGGCCCTCTTAAGCAAATTGTTCCGCAGTATCAAACTCTTAAAAATAATTATACACTCCTTTGGGATATGCCTGGGAATACTGGGTATATTAATATTGTTGCAGTTATGCAAAAATTCTTCGATCAAGCAATTTCTGGAAACTGGTCCTATAATCCAGAAAATTACCCAGATAATGAAGTTCCTGTTAGCGTAATGGCAAATGACTTTTTGACTACATACAAGTACGGGTGGAAAACTTCTTACTACCAAAACACTTACGATATTAAGACTGATGAGGTAGTGGAAGAGAAACCTAATCTTCAAGATTTGCTAAGTGAGTTAAGTTCAGTAGAGGAGGGCGAGTGTGAATCCTGTGCAGTTTAAAATTTCTTCCACAGAGGAAACTACATCAATTAAAGGAATGACAGTTTTTAATACGGAATATGTTGATACCAAAAAGCAACCAATGTTTTTTGGTGCTCCTCTGGGAATCCAGAGGTACGATTCATACAAATATCCAGTCTTCGATAAACTAACAACTCAACAACTTGGTTACTTCTGGAGACCTGAAGAGGTATCTCTCCAGAAGGATCGTGGAGATTATCAAACACTTCGCCCAGAACAAAAGCATATCTATACTTCTAACTTGAAGTATCAGATTATGCTTGATTCCGTTCAGGGACGTGGGCCTGGAATGGCATTTCTTCCATACTGTTCTCTTCCTGAATTGGAAGCATGTATGGAGGTATGGGGTTTCATGGAGATGATTCATAGTCGCTCCTATACCTACATCATCAAAAACATCTATTCAGATCCTTCTGAGGTGTTTGATACTATTATTCATGATAAACGTATTCTGGAACGTGCTAAGAGCGTTACAGAGTCTTATGATGACTTTATTCAATCAGCACAACAGTATGGTGTATCCGATACATGGATGCACAATCTTGAAGGAGTCTCATACGCAAAAGCAACAATCAACGATGTCAAACGAAAACTGTACAGAGCAGTCGCAAACGTTAACATTCTTGAAGGTATTCGGTTCTACGTTAGTTTTGCTTGTAGTTTCGCCTTTGGTGAACTTAAGCTTATGGAAGGATCCGCTAAAATCATTAGTCTCATCGCAAGAGACGAAAATCAACACCTAGCAATTACTCAGAATATTCTGAATAAGTGGAGAGAAGGTGATGATCCTGAAATGCAGCAGATTGCAAAGGAAGAAGAAGAATGGGTTTATGCAATGTTTGATCGTGCTGTAAACGAAGAAAAGAAATGGGCAGACTATCTGTTCAAAGATGGCAGCATGATTGGACTGAATGACAAACTTCTTCAGCAATATGTTGAATGGATTGCAAACCGAAGACTCAAGGCAATAGGACTTAAACCCCAATACGATATTAAAGCAAACAACAATCCGCTTCCTTGGACTCAGCACTGGATTTCTTCTAAAGGTCTCCAGGTGGCTCCCCAGGAAACAGAAGTAGAAAGTTATGTAGTCGGTGGAATAAAACAGGATGTAAAGAAAGACACATTTAGTGGTTTCAAACTTTGATAGATAGAGGAGTTAACACTCCTCTTTTTTATGGTTGATTATAAAGACATTTTTTCACTGAAAGCGAAACTTGATAAGTTAAAGCACAGATTATATTCAGAAACAAAATCTTGGGAAGATAAAGAACTTGCTAATAAATATCTCAATCAGGCGATTGACTATGTGAATGAATTGCAGTTATACTAAAAATATAGTCCCCTCTTCTAATTGTTTTTTGTATTTTTGAAATCCTATTTTCTTTTCTTTAATATACGAAGTAACACTTTCCCAAGTAGTTGTTCCATCACTCACATTTATATTTCTTGATGTTGTGAGTGTTTTTTTATGTTCTTCTGTGAGTTTTTTTCCATACATAGGATTTCCTTCACCTTTATACATCTTGCTAAGTTTTTCACGAACTTCTGGTTTATACATTGGATTGTATGATTTGTCTTTCATTTTTTCACTTCTCATATCACAGAATTTATCATTTTTCATAACAACTTCATATATTCCCGCTCTTTCACTTACAAAAAACCTTCCTTCAATATTTGTGTTATAATAATCATCAGTCATTAAAACATCTCTTTTAAATTGTTCCATAGTTTCATAATAAGACATAGATTTTTTATGTGGGCACAAATAAAGTATCTCTCTCAAAAACCTATCTTTTCCAAGAAGTTTTACATCTTCATTTAATTCATCGCAGGAACCAAAGTAATTTTTCCAATCACTTTCTCTGGTTTTTCTTCTTCCAGTTTTTTTATCTTTTCTTCTTGCCCAAAAAGATTTTTTTCCAATATATTTTCTATCATCTGTTAGATTTGTTATTAGATAAACAAATCCCTCCACTCCTTTTGGAGTATCTATAAATTCTGCTTCGTTATATTTCCAAGTCATAAAAATACTTTCTTCCATTAAAATTATTTATATTGAAAATGTTTTTAACATTATTAAAACTCATCAATTGGTTCTTGACGGAAGAACCAAGTGCTCCTATAGTGGTTGAACCGACTTCCGAAAAGATTATTATGGAAACAACGATTGAACCCGTCGTTCAAGTTCGTGATTGGGTGGTTCAAAAAATCAAGGACACTGATGATTATGATACTGCCATTGCTCTTGTAGCAGAGTTTGAGGAGTGGTTGGATCTTGATGGTAAAGATGAAATTGATTATCTTTGTATTGAGACTGATGAATGGGGAGATCAAGAACTTGATGTTCGGTAAACCAATTCTTGACAAAACCTAAATATTGAATTATTATGTTCACAAACCCACTCTAAAGGTGGGTTTTCTCATAATGAGAAAGTGATTGAAACTTAGAGCCGTGGAAAGTGCCTCCCGAGAGGGTTGGTATACCCCCTTTCTATACGGATGTCGAATTCTATTAAACTTAATGCAAAATTTCTTTACAGTAGCCTTGCCTCTCTTGGCAGCGGTTACAACCAATACGGCAACACTGCCTGGGTTATTTCCTCCCCCTCCTGTGAGTGGACTTCCACCATTTTCTATTATTAGGGAGTTTGATACCAAGACAGCGACCAAAGAGGTTGCTCCCGAAAAGCCAAAA